ATGATGCAAATGCTTGATAGTTTTGGATGGGGTTCATATTCACCCGCAATTAACTTTATGTTAATGCCTATAAATTATGATTTGCAGAAAATACAAGCTATAGAACTTAATGATCAAATTAGAAAATCTCAATATACTTTTGAACTTGTAAATAATAAATTACGCATTTTTCCAATCCCATTAGGAGGAGGTAGACATAGATTGAGATTCGAATATATTTTAGAATCTGATAGGAATATGCCATATGCTCCTAGTACTGGGCAAGATATGATTACAAACGCATCAAATGTACCATATGAAAACCCAATATATAGCCAAATAAATTCAATTGGTCGTTCTTGGATATTTGAGTATGCTTTAGCCTTATCTAAAGAAATGTTAGGATACGTTAGAGGAAAATACTCCACAATCCCAATCCCAGGATCTGAAGTTACCTTAAACCAAGGAGATTTAATTGCAGCAGCATCTAATGAAAGAACAGCATTAATTGAACGTTTAAGAACATATTTTGATACGACTTCTCGTAAAACTTTACTTGCAAATAAAGCAGAGGAAGCAGCTAGTCAAATGAGTATATTAACTGATGTTCCAATGACAATTTTTATAGGATAACATGGCACTCTTTGGTACACAACGTGATGTTTCTCTATTTAGGCACCTTAATCGCGAGTTGTTATGGGATATTATTACTCAACAATGTGTATTTTATTCATTAAAAACAGCTGAAACTAAAGTAAACATTTATGGTGAAGCTGCTGGCGCTAGATACTATGAAGAACCTGTGCTTTTAAACGTGTTAATTGATAGAGGAGACTTCTCCAGCCCAGTTGATGACTTTGGTGTAACTACTGATAGACCAATGACATTTAAGTTCCTACGTGACGATTTACGTGGTAAAAATCCTGTTAATTCTGGTGGAGGACCTGACATAGGTAACAACCCAGGAACACCTTATGGAGCAGATGTTTTACCTGAAGTAGGAGATATTATAATGTGGAATGAATCATATTGGGAAATTGATAATGTAAACGATAATCAATTATTTGTTGGAAAAGACCCAGCATACCCATATAATAAAAACCCATTAAACCCAGGATTAGAAAATTTCGGTACGAATTTATCTGTTATTTGCACAGCACACTATGTACCTGCAGATAAAGTACAAATAACTAGAGAAAGAATATAATATGCCATCAGCTAGAAAACCTAACCCGAAATCTCAGTTAGAGATACAAAATAATCAGATAGAACCGTATGTGTTTCCTGAAACGGGGGAGTCTTATGGTAATCCTAATATTCCATCTCAATTTAACCAATTTACTCCTACAAATCAAAGTGGTATTGACTTTAACCGCTCTGAGCAAATGTCATTTAAAGGAGATGCTACAAAACCATTTACAGTAGGTCTTCAAGATATTGACGAATCTATAATGTATTATTTTCAAAATGTTATTCGTCCAACAGTTTATCAAAATGGAAATAGATTAGCAGTACCTGTAATTTATGGTTCACCTGAAAAATGGAAATCTGTACAAAAAGACGGATACTATAAAGATAAAAATGGTGCTATTATGGCTCCTTTAATCATGTTTAAAAGAGATACAATCGATAAAAATCGCTCTTTAACAAACAAATTAGACGCTAATACACCCCATTTATACGCATCTTTTATTAAAACATATAATCCAAAAAACGCGTATTCAAACTTTAGCGTATTAACAAATCATAAACCGGTTGAACAATTTGTAGTTAATGTCGTCCCAGATTATGTAACTTTAACATATTCATGTGCTGTTCAAACATATTATGTTGAACAAATGAATAAAATTATTGAAGCTATTAACTACGCTTCAGATTCATATTGGGGAGATCCTGAACGTTTCAAATTCAAAGCAACTATTGATTCATATTCAACCGCAATAGAAATTTCAGACAGTACAACTCGTATTATTAAAGGAACTTTTTCAATTAAAATGTTTGGATATATTATCCCTGACACTATTCAAAAAGAGATTACAGCTATCAAAAAATATAATAGTAAAGCTCAAGTTATTGTTACAGCAGAAGTAGTTAATAATTTAAATAGTAAATAAACATGGCAGCAAAAGCAAAAGGATCATCTGTGATTTCATTTGTATGTAAACCTAAAAAAAGAAGACCAGGAATACATGCAAAATCTAAAACTAGTAAAAGTAAAACTAGCAAAAACTATGTAAAACCATATGTTTCTCAAGGAAAATAATATATTTATAATAAAATCAAATTTATGGGAATAGTTTCAGAAAAAAAGTTTTTAACCGAAGAAGAAAAAAATACATTAAGCGAAATTCAACAGCAAACCCAAATTCTAATACTAGAGTTAGGTGAAATTGAAATGATTAAACTTCAAATAGAAAATCGTCATCAATCCGCAAAATTATTTTTAAATGAACTTTCTTTAAAAGAAGAAAATTTTAACCAATTGATCATCGAAAAATACGGTAAATCTCGTATCAACCCAGAAACAGGTGAAATTACCGTAATAGAGTAATTTAATTTAAAATACACCATATTTATAATAAAATAATTTATTTGCAATGGCAGAAACAATTGTATCACCTGGTGTACTAGCAATAGAAAATGACCAATCTTTTATCACACAAGCCCCTGTACAAGCAGGCGCTGCTATCATAGGACCAACAGTTAAAGGTAAAGTAGGGATTCCTACATTAGTTACTACTTATGGTGATTATCAAAATAGGTTCGGGACTACCTTTTTAAGTGGAAGTCAAACATTTTCCTATTTAACTTCAATTTCAGCATTTAATTATTTTAATAGTGGTGGTACTTCATTACTAGTTACCCGTGTTGTAAGTGGTAGTACCCTTACTGCATGGACTCCTGCAACTTCATCCTTTATTTCAGCATCTTCTCATGCTGCTGGTTCTCCTTACAATACAGATGTATTTGTTTTAGAAACCCTTTCTGAAGGTAATCTAATGAACAGTACGGGCCCTACAGGTTCAAATGGAACATTATTAAGTGGCTCAGCTAATAATTACAGATGGCAAATCGTTTCTCCTAATATCAATGCAGGAACCTTTACTTTATTAATTAGACAAGGTAATGATACTTCACCAGCACCATCAATTTTAGAAACATGGACTAATTTATCGTTAGACCCACTCGCCCCAAATTATATTGAAAGAGCAATTGGTAATCAAATTGAAAATATTGTTAATGATCCCACTACAGGTGAGTATTATTTACAACTCTCAGGAAGTTATCCTAATCAATCAGCATATGTTCGTGTTAAACAAGTAAATCAACCCACCCCAAATTATCTTGATAATAACGGTGCTCCTCAAAACCAATATACAGGTTCATTGCCTATTGCAGATAGTGGCTCATTTGGAGATGGTAAAGGAAGTAATATTCCTACATTTGCTGCAGGTGCATATTATGAAAACATTTCAAACACAAACATCCAAGGCTTAAATGCTAATGACTATACAGAATCTATTTCTTTATTAGGAAATAAAGATGCGTACAATTATAATTTTATAACTGCTCCTGGATTAATAGGTGATAGTACTAATTTTGCAGCTCATTATCCTGTTGTTCAACAATTAGTTACAATGGTTCAAAACCGAACAGATGCTATGGCGATAATTGATGTTGTAGGATATAACTCAAACATCATCCCTGTAACAAATGCTGTTAGTGGTTGGGATACTTCATATGCTGCAACATATTGGCCTTGGTTAAAAACTATTGACCCCAATATTGGCCAACAAGTTTGGACACCTGCATCAACAATGGTTCCAAGTGTATATGCATTTAATGATAATGTAGCTTATCCATGGTTTGCCCCTGCAGGTATTAATAGAGGTCTTATGACAACTGTTACCCAAACAGAAAGAATATTAACTCAAGCAAACAGAGATTTACTTTACCAAAACAATATAAACCCAATTGCAACTTTCCCTGGATCAGGAGTAACAGTATTTGGGCAAAAAACATTACAAAAGAGAAGAAGTGCTTCAGATCGTGTAAACGTAAGACGCTTATTAATAGAATTAAAAAATTATATTTCTCAAATAGCTGATACATTTGTTTTTGAACAAAATGATACTGTTACTAGAAATAATTTTGTAGCAGCAGTAAATCCTTATTTAGCTTCTGTACAACAACAACAAGGTTTAACAGCATTTAGAGTAGTAATGGATGAATCAAACAACCCACCTTCAGTAGTTGATCAAAACCAATTAATAGGTCAACTTTACATTCAACCTACTAGAACAGCTGAATTTATCATATTGGACTTTAATATATTACCTACAGGTGCAACATTTCCTGCTTAGTAGTATATTTTAGAAAAAAAATTGATATTTATAATAAAAAGATAAAATGGCAAATTTTACAACTTCTCCTGGAGTAGCAATTAGCGAAATCGATAATACCTTTTTAACTGGGCAACCAGTTCAAGCAGGCGCTGCTATCATAGGACCAACAGTTAAAGGTCCTGTTGAAAAACCAACCCTAGTAACTTCTTATTCAAATTTTCAAACGTTGTTTGGAGATTCTTTTGTTAGCGGTGGTAATTCATATTCATATTTAACTTCAATTGCTGCTTACAATTATTTCAATTACGGTGGTACTTCATTGATAGTTGCTCGTGTTGTAACAGAATCAGCTAACTGGACTTCAGCTCAAAGTACTACAATTGCTAATTATTTCACCTCAGCTTCGTTTGTTTTAGAAACTATCTCGGAAGGAGTTATAATGAACAATTCCGGTTCTAACATGTTAGGAAATAATGGAGCTTTAAACTCAGGTTCGGCTGAAAACCTTCGTTGGGAAGTTACAAATTCAAATACTGGATCTGGTACATTTAACGTATTAGTTAGACGTGGTAATGATATAACTAACAATAAAGTTGTATTAGAAGCATGGAATAATTTAACACTAGACCCAAATTCTCCACGTTATATCTCCCAAGTAATTGGAGATCAAAAACTCCAATACAACTCAGCAACTAATCAAATGGATGTATCTGGAAGTTATCCAAATAATTCAAGATATATTCGTGTAAACGCAGTAAATTATCCTACTCCAAATTATTTTGATGCTAATGGAGTTGCAATCCCAGCGTATACTGCCTCTATCCCAGTAAATGGAAGTGGCTCAGCAGGTGGTTCATTTACAGGTGCTACAGGAACTGTAAGTAATACTATTAATTTATACGATGCTATTTCAACAAATACTCAAGGATTAGTAGGTGCTAGTTATAATAACATGATTGCATTGCTTGGTAACCCTGAAGCATACCAATTTAACTTGTTATTCACCCCAGGATTAATAGATGATGTTTCAGGACATACTTCTCAAATTACTACTATTATTACTAATACAATTGCTAGAGGTGATAATATGTTTGTAGTAGATTTATCTTCATATGGAAGTAATGTTACTCAAACAACAAATCAAGCTCAAAGTAGAAATACATCATACGCTGCAACATATTGGCCTTGGGTTCGTATTATTGATCCTTCAACAGGAAAACATGTTTGGGTTCCTGCTTCAACAGTAATCCCAGGTGTTTATGCATTTAATGATAGAGTATCTGCTCCTTGGTTTGCACCTGCAGGTATTAACCGTGGTGGTTTATCTACAGTATTGCAAGCAGAATTAAAGTTAACTCAAGGTAATAGAGATACTTTATATGCTAATAATGTTAACCCAATTGCAACATTACCAAAACAAGGTGTTGTAGTATACGGACAAAAAACATTACAAAAAGAACAATCAGCTCTTGATCGTGTAAATGTACGTCGTTTGATGATCGAATTGAAAAATTATATTCGTCAAATTGCAGATACAATAGTATTTGAACAAAACACAATTCAAACTAGAACTTCATTTGTATCGAGAGTTAACCCATATTTAGAAGCTATCCAACAAAAACAAGGATTATATGCTTATAGAGTAGTAATGGATGAATCAAATAATGGACCAGCAGTAATCGATCAAAACCAACTAGTAGGTCAAATTTATATCCAACCTACTCGTACAGCTGAATTTATTTCTTTGGATTTTGTCTTATTACCAACAGGAGCTGAATTCCCAGGATAAAAAATAAAAGTACGGATATTTATAACAAAATTAAAATAGAAAACAAATGGCAATTTTAAATCCAAACGAAATATTTTACACAGCGTTTGAACCAAAACAATCAAACCGTTTTATCCTTTATATGGATGGAGTTCCTTCATATTTAGTAAAAGGAGTAGGAGCTGTTTCCTTAACCCAAACAGCAGTTGCTCTTAACCATATCAACATTCAGCGCTATGTAAAAGGAAAAACCATTTGGAACACCATCCAGTTTACAATGTATGAATCAATTACACCTTCAGGTGCTCAAGCAGTAATGGAATGGGTACGTTTAGGACATGAATCAGTAACGGGTAGAGATGGTTATTCAGATTTCTATAAGAAAGATATTACCTTTAACGTTTTAGGTCCTGTAGGTGATATCGTTTCTGAATGGATTATTAAAGGAGCAGTTATTACAGAAGCTAACTTTGGAGATTATAGCTGGGATGATGATGGAACACCAGTAAACATCACAGTTACTGTTCAACCTGATTACTGTATCTTGAACTACTAAGAACAAAACAACAAAATATACAAAAGCTCCAAAGAAATTTGGGGCTTTTACTTTCTTTTAATATGTTAATGTTATGAAAAATTTTAAAGTACTTTTATTTACATTGTTGACTAATTTTATTTATAGTCAATATTGTCCTTTTTTAGGACCTGATCAATATTTACCTTGTGGTACAAACACAACAACTTTAACCGCGGATTTAAGCCAATGTGCTGCAGGTAATAACCCCAATCAAACTACAAATTATAGCGTTTCTAATATACCTTATGTGCCACAAGTTAATACTGGTGCTTTAGTTGGCTTAGGAGATGATTCACAGTCTGGTACATTTAATATTGGTTTTACATTTTGCTTTTATGGACAAACATATACACAGTTTCGAATAGGGAGTAATGGTTGGATATCTTTTGGACCAGGAGCACAACCATTTACATTTTCTTCTTTAGCAATTCCAACAGCAAATGCTGCAGTTCCAAAAAATTGTGTTATGGGTCCTTGGCAAGATTGGCATCCTGGAATAGGAGGACAGGTACGTTACCAAACATCAGGTACAGCACCATGTAGAAAATTAACAGTAAGTTGGGTTGGTGTGCCTATGTTTTCATGCACTAATTTACAAGGGACATTTCATATTGTAATATATGAATCAACTAATTATATTGAAAGTTACATTGCTAATAAACCAAATTGTCCCCAATGGGCTGGAGGAACATCAGTACATGGTATTCATAATGCTGCAGGAACTCTAGCAGTTACAGTCCCTGGTAGAAACTCAACACAGTGGACAACTACAAATAATGCATGGAAATGGACACCAAATGGTCCTACAGTTATACCAACACTTACATGGTACCAAGTAGGTAATCCTGTTCCAATTGCAGCTGGTGTAAACCAAATTACAGTTACTCCTCCTGCTCAAGGGGCAAATTATACATGTCATTTAGAATATCCTACTTGCAATGCAGGGTGGTCAACTTGTAATGCTGGGGTTGGGTTAGGTCCTGATACCGTATTTGTACAACCAGGCCCGCCAACATTAAATCAACCAAATTTTGTAACAGTAAATCCACTTTGTAATGGAGACTGTAATGGATCTATTACAGTGAACCCAACCAACGGAACTGCACCATTTAACTATGTTTGGACTACTGGACAAAACACCCAATTAATTAACAATTTATGTGCAGGAGCCTATACAGTGACAATTACAGATGTTAACAACTGTACTGTAACAGCAAATACTTCTTTAATTGATCCCCCTATTTTGCAATTACCATTAATGGCAGCAAACAACCCAGTTTGTTTTGGAGATTGTAATGGCAATGCAATAACAAACCCAATTGATGGTATTGCTCCATATACTTATTTATGGAATAATGGCCAAACAACTCAAACTGCAACCAATTTATGTGCCGGAATATATAATGTAACAGTAACAGATGCAAACGGATGTCCTGCTTCAAATACTATTACATTAACTAATCCACCAATGGTAGTAGTAGGAAATATCACCTCATTAGATACAATATGCTATTTATCCCCTAATGAAACATATTCTGTCCCAAGTTTAGGTGTAGGATATTCTTATAATTGGTCAAGTATAGGAAACATTACCTCAGGCCA